ACACCATTGTCAGCAGAAACTTTAAGAAATACAGAACACTTACCAAAACTAGCTGAAGCAATAGAAGAAGGATATAGAGTTGTTGCAAAAATTAATCAAGATATAACAGGAAAAAAACCAAAAACAAAGTTTGGTATGAAATTTGCAAAAGGTATTACACCAGATGAATTTTTTAAAGAAGTATTTTATGCAAGATTAAATGGTAACAAACATGATATTGCAGATATAGGACAGTATGCAGAATATATAGGTAAAAATTATTATGATGTTTTTGCAAGAGAGATAAATAATTTAAGTTTATTTATGATGGAACCAATTAAAAGACAAGATTTTGCACAAGGTTTAGTTGATAGTATGATAAATTCTAAAATAAAAACTAAATTTATAAAAGAAACAGGAGAAACATGGACATTAGCAGAAGCACAAAAAGCATTAAAAAATGCAAATCTAGATGTTGAATTAGCAGAATTTACAAAGATACCTAACTATGTAAATATAAATTATAGGCACGATCAAATAGCAATTAGATTTAATGAGTTTAATCCTTTGATGAGAAAGTTACTTGCTGATGTAAAAGTAAAAGGTAAACCTAAATTTGATGCTGAACAAATAGATGACATAGTAAATTCATTTAAAAACTATGCACCTAATTCATTTCCAAAAGCTGAAAAAGGTAAATCTCCAGCACAATTATATAAAATGAAAGCTGGTTATCATTCAAAACATTTAAAAGAAAGATTTTTAAAAGGTATTGATTATAAAGAATTAGCTAGAAAAGGTTTTATTGAAGATAATATGGAAATGAATATGTCATATTATTTTAGATCAGTAGGTCCAGATATAGCTGTAGCAAAAAAGTATGGAGATCCTTATGGTTTTGGATGGTTTTATGATGGTAAAAATGGATATGCTCCAGGATTAGATCAAGTATATAAATCTTATATAACTGAAATTGAATCATTAAACAAAAGAATTATAGGAAGTAATTTACCAAAAAAAGAATTAGATAAATTGAAGAAAAAAGTTGAAACTAAAAAAGATAAACTAGAAGAAGTTATTACTGTATTAGAAGCAACAAGAGAACTTGTTAAAAATAAATATGGTGTACCTGGTGATCCTAATAGTTATATGTTTAAAACTGTTACTATGATGAAAGTATTTAATAATTTAACAATGCTAACAGGATTTTCACAAGTAGCAGACATAGGTAGAGTTATAACAGTTAATGGATTAATGAATACTAGTAAACAACTGTTACAAGCATTTGCATCTGAAAGTGGAAAAAAAATATTTAAAGCTGGTTTAAAAGAAGGAAGATTAGCTGGTCAAATGTGGGATATGACAATAGCATGGTCTAGAGGTAACATTATATCTGGTAATGATTTTCTTCATACAAGTTTTACAGGAGCAGAAAAAATCTTTCAAGAAGCTAATCAGTTTATGTTTCAATATGGAAATATGCAAAACCCTTGGAATGTTGTTGTTAAAACAGCAGCAACAATAGCTGGTCAAACAAAAATATTAGATATTGTTGAAAGACTTGCTACAGGAAAAAAAGTTTTAGATTGGGAAAGACAATACTTAGCAAGTTTAGGTTTAGGTTCACAATTAAAATCTGAAATTAAATCTATTAAAGATATATATGAAGCATATAAAAAATATGGTCATGGTCCAGGTACTAAAAATGGTTTACTAGAAGCAGATAAAGATTTACTAAAGTTTGCTAATTCTGATTTATGGATAAAAAATGGTGATGAATTAGATGCAGCTTTAAAGTTTAGGGCAGCTTTATATCAAGATGTAGATAATACTATAGTAACTCCATCTTTAGGAGATGCACCATTATTAGCTAATACTTTAGCTGGATCGTTAATCTTTCAGTATAAAAAGTTTGGTATGTCTTATACTAGAAGAGTTGTATTAAGAGGATTACAAGCTCAAGATGGTAGGTTTTTACAATCATTAGCATCATTAACTTTACTTGGAATGATGATAGATGCAGTTAGATCTGGTCAAACTAATGCACCTTATGATAACAAAACACTTGCAGAGAAAGTACTAGATGGTGCAGAAAGAGGTGGTATAGGTGGTATATTTACAGATATAGATAGAATAGTTATGGCTTTATCTGACAATAAAATAGGTGTAAGACCTTCACTACTAGGATTAAAAAGACCTTATGGTACATCATTAAAAAGAAAGATGGGTTCTGTTACACCTACAGGATCTAGTATTGGAAATATAATGGAAATTATATATGACTGGGGTAGAGGCAGACATACACATCATACTGCTAGAAGAATTAGAAGAGCAATACCTTATAACAATGTATGGTACGCAGATTTTTTATTTGATAAACTAGAGAAAGGACTATATTAGTAAACAATGGCATTAGCTATATCAGACACATCACCTAGAATACAGTATACAGCTACTGCTGGACAGACTGCATTTACTGTACCATTTGAGTTTTTTGCTGATGGTGATCTTACAGTTATTAGAACAACTGTATCTGGTGGTGTAGATACTACACTAACACTTGCATCTAGTCCTTCTAGTGCTGCACAATATTCTGTTACTGGTGCTGGTGTATCAGGTGGTGGATCTATTACATTAGGTGGTGGAGCTACTGTTAATGATAAATATACTATATCTAGAAACTTAGCTGTATCTAGAACTTCTGATTTTCCTGTATCTGGTACATTCCCTATAGAAACACTTAATACTGAACTAGACAAAATTATTGCTATGATTCAGCAAAATGAAAGAGATAATAAATTTTCTCCACAAGCTAAAATATCTACATCAACTGCATTTAACCTAACTTTTCCTGAGTTAGTAGCTAACAAAGTTTTATCAGTAAATGGTGATGCTACTGCTATTCAATTTGCACAAGAACTAGGTACATTTAAAGGTGATTGGTCTGCTAGTACATCATATGTAGAAAGAGATTTAGTTAAAGACACATCAACAAACAATATTTTTATATGTATAACTGCACATACATCATCAGGATCACAACCATTAACAACTAATACAGATTCTGCAAAATGGGCTTTAATAGTAGATGCTGCATCAGCAACGACTTCAGCAACTGCTGCTTCTACGTCAGCTACTGCTGCCGCAACATCTGCAACTGCTTCTGCTACTAGTGCAACTGCTGCTGCATCATCTGAAACAGACGCACAGACAGCACAAACAGCAGCCGAAACAGCTCAAACAGCTGCTGAAACTGCTAAGACAGCTGCCGAAACAGCTAAAACAAATGCTGAAACTTCAGAAACTAACGCTGCAACAAGTGCAACTACAGCTTCTACCCAAGCTACAAATTCTAGTAATAGTGCTACTGCATCAGCTACAAGTGCTACTGCATCAGCAAATAGTGCTAGTGCTGCATCAACTAGTCAAACAAACGCTGCATCTTCAGCGTCTACTGCATCTGGTCATGCTACAACTGCTACTACAAAAGCTACTGAAGCTGCAACATCAGCTACAGCGGCAGCAACAAGTGCAACCAATGCAGCTACTTCTGCGACTACAGCTTCTACACAAGCAACTAATTCTGCTACATCAGCAACTGCATCTGCAACATCAGCAACTAATGCTGGTAACTCAGCTACCGCAGCCGCTAATTCTGCCGCTGCTGCTGCTAATTCATTTGATGACTTTGATGATAAATACTTAGGAAGTAAAACTTCTAATCCTACAGTAGATAATGATGGTAATGCTTTAGTATCTGGTGCTTTATATTTTAATTCAACTGCAAATGAAATGCGTGTTTATGATGGTGCTAACTGGATTGCTGCATCAAGTGCAGGTACTGCTTCTTTAATTTTATACGAATACACTGCTACCTCTGGTCAAACAACCTTTACTGGTAGTGATGATAACTCAGCTACACTTTCTTATAGTGTTGATAATCTTCAAGTAGTGTTAAATGGTGTTATATTAGATCCTTCAGAGTACACAGCTACTAGTGGTACATCTATTGTATTAGGTAGTGGTGCTACTACTGGTGACTTATTAAATGTTTATGCTTTTAAATCTTTTACAGTTTCAGAACTTAATGCAAACAATCTTAATGACGGAACAATTCCTGATGCAAGATTCCCAGCAACTCTACCAGCTATATCTGGTGCTAACTTAACAAACCTAGATGCTTCTGATTTAGCAAGTGGTACTGTACCTATTGCAAGAATTGGTGCGTCTGGCACAAAAGATGCAACGACATTCTTTAGAGGTGATAACACTTTTGCTACTGTTACTATTCCTGCGGGAACTACAATAAATAACAATGCTGATAACAGAGTTATTACAGGCAGTGGTACTGCTAACACCTTAGAGGGTGAAGCTAATTTAATTTTTGATGGAAGTAAGTTAGGCGTAAATGTAACTCCAGTAAGACACTTTCATTTACATGATGATACGCAACCTTATTTACACATGACCAATAACACTACAGGTACAACAACTGGAGATGGATTTGA